GATTAAAATCAGTCGCTACCAAATCTCCTCTTCTTGTATCAGTATCTGTATCACCAGTAAATGATAAGAAATAATTTTTATCGACAGTAGGTGCATCTCCACCTCTTCCCCTTCTACCCCTAAGTGCATATCTGTTTTTGTCTATTAAAATATTATTTTCTTGAAATACTTTTTTAGCTAAACTTTCATTTATCTGAAATAAATAACTACTTTCTGGTATTTCTAACCAACTCATCCAATCTAATTTTACATCACCTTGTTTTTGTTTTGATACCTCTACTAATGTTGGGATTAACTTTGTACTATCTACAATATCCATTTTTTTAATTTTATCTTCGTATAGTTTTTTTGTATTAAAAGCAGTTGCATTTGTTAACCACTGTGAATCTAATTCTTGTTTTAAATTTTCAATAATTCTGTCTTTTTCTACCAACTCATCTTGATACTGAGCTTTAAAAGATTTTATATCCCCTGTAGGGCTAGGATTAAATACTTCATTTAGTTTTTTCTTATCTACTTCTTTTTTATCTGTAGGTTTTGAAACACCAAATCTCTCTTTTAACAAATCTAAACTCATTATCTAGGTCTCTCCTCTATTTGTAATGATGATAATCTTGAACGATGTGCAGTCGCTACAATATTATGTTTAAAGTTTTGATGACCACCAAATAATTTTGGTTCTGTTGTTCCATTGATTTCCCAATAATAATCATTCCAATCTACTATATCACCAATTTCTGGATAGAAATTCAATGAACCACTTGCAAGATTTTCTCTTTGAAAGAATAATTCGATTGATGAATCTAAATCAGCACCAAAATCTTCTTGAACAATTTCTGGTTCATTATAATTAATCAAACAATTAACTCTGAATCCTATATCGTAGTATTTAGCCGTTGATTCACCATATAAATTATCCTCCGTTCTCTCAATATTTAATTTATAGATATCAACAGATTGGCCAATGATTTCATCAATCAATTCTTCATTCATTTGATTAATTAAATCAAATTCTTTTTGTGGTATAAAAAATGGTTTTGTTTGTGACATTTAATTATCCTATATATATTTTAAGTGGAGCTTTATTTAATACTTCTTGTTGCGAATTAGCTACCTCTTGTTCTGCAGTAGTTTGTTCTCTTAAACTAACTGATTCTAAAAATGCACTTAATTCTTCTAATAAGTTTGCTTTTTCTTCTCGTCCTTCACCCTTTAATGCATCACCATCAAGTGATACTTCACCATTTGGAAGTGGCATTGAACCATACTTACTTCTTATGATACCAAGTAATTCTTTTGCTAATGCAAGTGTAAATTTTCTAATCCAATTTCTACCTGTAGAATTTATTTCAGAATAAGTTAAAAATTTATAAGGTATATTTGATGGGTCTGATACTCTATTATCCGTATATGTTCTTGTTGTTTCTTGTTTATCTGATTTATCATAATAATGAAAATATATTTTATCTCCGACATCACCAGATTCTACTTTTGGAAATAATCTTATTTTATTATTTATCAATTCAAATGAATATGCTGATTTTCTAACTAAATCATTTGTCTCAATTGCGTTTGCTCTCGCTAAATCATAAGACATTGGTCTTAGTATATAGGATACAGCCGGTGAAACATTTCCAAATCCAAAAGAATCCAATAACTCAATGTTATCATATGAACCAGCAAATGGGTCATAGAATTTAGATATAGCTGCTGGTCCTTGATTATATACTTTTTGTATTTCTAATCTGCTAGCTGATGATTCTAAAAATGCATCAGTAGATAAATCATAAACTTGTTTATCTTCAACTAATGTAATTGAACCTGTATATAAGTTAATTCCACCACCAACATTAACAGCTTCACCATATTGTTCTGATAATAAGAATGTTGTACCCATGTGTGGAGCTTCTGGTTCATGTGAACCCGTTGAACTCATAGCAGAACCACTTATTCTAGCAGTTGAACCATAATGTTCCCACATCCAATTTTTTGTATTATAATGATTAATTTGTTGTGAATATTCAGAAATAGCCTCTTCAAAACAAGCATATATCGAACCACTATTAAACTCCAATTGCATAACTGGATGTCCGAGTTTAGTAGCTACATACTTACACACTGTCAAACTATCTGTTTGAAATTCTGAATCTTTATCATATATTCCATGTGGTGTTGAACCTGTAACTTCATTACCACTCGTTGGTTCTGTATACAAATATTGAAATTTTGACATTTATTTTCTCCAAAAATGGGTATTATTCTTCATATATAAATATCAAAATAAATAAAAAAGGGTGAGATATTTCCCACCCTTAATTATTATTATACTTTTTTTCTATGTTCTGGAAGTCCTTCTGGAATTGAACTTGGATCAAATATTGCTTGTTCAATTTCCTCTTCAAGAGTTTTTTGTTTTAATTTTGGTAATTTTGGTTTTGTTGGAGATGGATTTTTTTTATTCCACCAACTTTCAATATGTTTTTCTTTTATGGATTTTACTTTTATATCCCAAGAGATATTCATTGTATCATCCATAGTATCCAAAGAAAAATCTTTACCAAATTTATCCGTTACATGTGCATTCACATAAACTTCAACTAATTCCTCTAAAACATCCATTTTTATTTGTCCATTCTTATCTAAAAGTATTGCTTTTATTCCTTCTTCATCGGCTCCGTGAAACTTAGCCAAATCATCAAAGTCAAACTTTAGATTCAAATCTACATCTTCATAAAAAATATGACTACCTATTTCTTTCATAATAACCTCATTTATTTTTTAATAACTATTAAGAAGTTCTAATACAAACTACGCTAAAGTCCTTACCATGTCCATTCATTGCAGCTGCCTGTGATGATGTTAAGAAATGAGAAGCTGTTGTAAATAATTGTCCAGCTGCTGTTACATTACTTTGTGATATTGATGGTATCGCAGTAATTTTAACAGTTGCATTACTTAATGTAGTTGTTCCAGCAAGTGTAATAGGGTCAGAACAAGTACCACCATCTATTAAAGATAATGCACTTTCTCTTTTAGAAACCTTATATTTTCCTATTCGTTGAGCCATTTTATTTTCTCCTAATGTTGAGTCACTACTCTCAGGATTATTAATTGTTTTTTTATACTGATTATGTTTAGTGACTACTTTAATCAGTTATAGAAATACTATAATTCATATATAAATATCAATAGAAAAGAAAAACCCCCTAAATTAATAGGGGGTTTTCAACTAAGTCAGTAAAGATTAATTAGTTTACACTAAGTTTAAGTCTTTACAATGGATTTTACCATAAAACTCAGGTCTAATCATTTTCTTAGCATATCGTGTCATCACACCTTTTCTTGGAGTGAAGTCACTTGGATCATATACTAATGGAGTCATGATTAGTGGTACATATGGTGAATATACAGCACCAGTTTCAAGGAAGTTACTTCCTCTGAAACCTACAAGTATTGTATTTTCAGTCATATATGGGTTCTTATAAACAGTAAATCTATTTTGTAGACTTCCTGCAACTTGAACACCAGCTGCGAACTGAGATTTATTTCCATCTGTACTTACTGAATATCCAGGAATAGATTCAAGGATAGTAGCAACAGTTGGTGAAACAACTACGAAGTTAGCACCACCTCTTAGAGTTAATCTTTGGATTTCGTTAGAAACCTTTTGGACTTTACCCAATAGAGTTTGATACCATTCGAATCGTGTTCCATAGAATGTAGTAATATCCCAACCACCTTCGTTTGTACCTGAACCATTATAGTCTTCACCAGGGGTAGCAGACCAATAATCTGTAGTCACTGCATCTTGAACTAACATATCAAGGATTTCTAAATCGATTTCCATTGAGATGTATTCAGACAACATTGATGTAAGTTCAGCTTCAGCGTCAACAGAATGATAAGCATTCAAGTCTTGAGCAAGCTCTGGAGACCATACAGCTTTTAGTTTTCTTGTTTTCGCAACGATAGCTGCTGATTTAAGTTGTAAATCAACTTCAGGAATTGATAATGTATCAACAGTAGCATTACCTGCTGTATCCTCAAAGTCACCCCTATCAGCTTCAGTTGGTTGTTTTGTATAAGCAACACCTAAAACAGTAGTGTTAGTAACAGTTAGATAGTTACTACCACCAGATACGATAAAGTTCACTTTACCATTAGCCTCATCATAAGTTGTAAATTGCGGTAATGATTGTGAAATTATTTTAGTACTAGCAGAACTACTAATGTTGAAAGATCTAACTGCTTTTGGATCAAAACCAGATATATCAGCTTGTGCTACAGATATTTTAAATAATTGACTATTAGCCAATGAAGCAGAATACTCTTGGTTAAAGTTAATATCTTTATAAGTAGCAGATGCTGAAGTTGTAGTAATTACAGCAGGAGTAGCATTAGTTTGTTTGATAGAATAGTCATAACGACCTTCACCATAAAGACCACCTACACCATATGGAGCAGTTGAACCTGATGGAGAGTTAGGACCAGTTTTACCACCAATAGATTCTACACCAGCACCGTCAGCAATTGTATTAGTTGGTTGGTTACCAAACCCATCAACAGATTTACCATATTTAAAATCTAAGTAAAATACTAGACCAGATGGTAAGTTCATTGGTTGAACACTTACAAAGTCTTGAGCTGCAATCTCACCAAAGATTCTACGAACCAATGGAAGAGCAACACCAGACCATTCCTCTGAACCAGCTGTTCCAGCAGTACCTGTTCCAGCACCACCACCAGTTGCAGAGTTTTCTGAAATAAGCTGTTTTGCTTGGTTTTCCAACATAACAGCCATTCCATTTTTTTGAAAATCCTCATTCAAACCATCAAGAAGACCTGTTTTATCCCATTTATTAACGAGATGTTTGGCTTCTTCTTGTTGTTTTTTATAAGGACTTGCTCCTAAAAGAGCATCGTTTACATAATCACTCATGATTATTTCTCCTCATTATTTTATTAAACCAGCAAGTTTTTTAAACCTGTTAGCAACTTGTGTTTCTTCAGAAATCACTTTCTTTGATTCTTTAGAAGGTTTAGTTGATGCTACAGGAGCACTAGCTGATTCTTTAATTGATTTTCTAGTTACAATAGTACTATTATCGTTAAATTGTTCTGCAAGAGTTGAATAAACAAGTTTAATTTCTCTTGTAGTTTGAGCTCTATCAAAAGTTTCGACCACTTTTAATTTTTGATTGTTATCCAAACTATATTGTTTAAACAATTTATTTGTAAATAATAGTTTCGCATTCAAGATATTCACCTCGTGAAGTTTACCTTTTAGGAAATGAACAGCTTCTTTATACTCTTTAAGTTCAGATTCAAGTGCAGAAGTGTTAGATTCTTCAACTTCTTCATCTTCTTCATCTTCTTCTTTAAGAGCATTTTCATCTATTTCATATTCTTCTTCAACAGTTTCATCTTTCGATTCTTCAACAGGTTCATCCTCTTCATCATCACCTTCGCCTTCAGATACAGACTCTTCAGATGTTTCAGTAGACTCTTCAACTTCTTCACCATCTTCATCTTCTTCTTCAGTCAATTCAGACTCAAGTTCTTTAATGATAGCTTCTAAGTCAAGATTTTCTTCTTCAACTTCTTCTTCATCTTCGAATTCGTCAGCTTCTTCAGCAGGTACTTCTTCACCTTCTTCGTCACCAGCTTCTTCGTCTTCGTAAGTTTCTTCAGCAGCTTCTTCATCATCACCATGTTCTTCACCATGATCTTCAGCTTCTTCTGCTGGAACTTCTTCATCTTCTTCATCTTCTTCAACTACAGGATCAGACTCTTCAAGTTCATCTTCTTTAAGTTTAGCAGAAAGCATAGATTTGATTTGAGGTGTGAATGCTTCTTCTAAAGCCATTTTAGCGTTCTCTAATGCAGTTTCTCTAACTGCTTTAGCATCAGCTATAGCTTCTTTTAAAATATCTCCCATGATATTTCTCCTCAATGTATTTTTTGGAATAAGTTTATTTGGAAACTTAATAAATGTTAAGTTATATTTAGACACCGTAAAAGGGTAGACGGTGTATTGTGTTTTATGTATATAAATATAAAGTTTTTTATTAAAAACTAATAATTTTTTATATTTTTTTCTTTTAACATAGCATATTTACTTCTTAATTTTGCTAAATTTTTCTTGTGTCTTTTCTTCTCTGATGGTTTTGTATAATATTCTTTTTTTCTTAAATCTAAAAATAAATTTGCATCTTTTACTTTCTTTTTAAGAACCTTTAAAGCTCCTTCTACATTATTATTAAAAACCGTTACTGATAACCCTACTGAATTGTCTTTAGGTTTTTTCTTCCTAAAGTTCTTTTTGTATTTCATTCATACCTCATTGTTAATTACATTTTTCCTTTTGAAATTGTTTTTACACCTATTTTTTTCATAGCTAAGTGTGTTACTACATCATCAAACATTTTTTTACTTGTTGTCAGTCTATAATGTCCTTTAACTTTTGGACTTGGTTTTTTCTCTACTTCAACATTTCCATGTTTAATATTAAGTCTAAGTAATTTTATAGCATTTTTTATATCTTTTTTTGGAACATATAAGAATCTAGCATCCATATGATGAATTTGTTCTTTAATGATTTCTCTAATGGTTTGTCTTAATTTTCCTTCTGATAATTGTTCTGATTTAGATTTTATAAACTCTTTAGCCAAATATCTTTCTCTTCCGTATTGAGCCTTTGTCCATTTCTTACTCATTGATTTAGGCATTTCACTTAATTCAACACCTTCGTTATTCACCATCCAAGCAACTCTACGAGCATCTGAATTGTATACTTTCTTATAACGATTTTCTTCTAATTTTTTCATCCACATTCTTACTTCTTTTACAGTGTATCTTCTTTTTTTGGATTCTTTAATTGATTCATTTTTAGGTTTTA